CATTTGCAACAGCGAGTCACGGGCAATGGGGTAGAAGCGGTTGCACAAAGACGCTTGCACGGACGCTTCAGGTGGGTTGATGCTTGATACAGAAGCCTCGTCCCCGATGTGTGATAGAGCAAGGTTGCAGATGTCAACTTCCGATGCCATAGAAACCTCCTAGAAACAAGGGGGAGTCGCGGTTGCCCAACGACTCCCCCATTGCATCAATCAAATCAAAGAATCACTCCTCACCAGTGTCATCAACTTCAACGCGCTTGCCCTTGGTCTTCCACTTCCTTCCGGAAGCATCAACCGTAGGCTCGCCGTTGCCAACGCCCCTGACCAATTCCAGGCACTCGTTGGAGTCACCGTTGTATTCAAAGACATCACCTTCCTCGCGGATTGAGTTGTCAACGAAACACTTCACTAACGCTTTGTACATTGGCATGGATGATTCCTAATTAAGCAACAGTGAATCCAGAGGCGTAGAACTTCTTGCCGTCCTGAACGTCCTTGGTGATGTAGCCACAGTAGGAACCAGCAGATGCCGTTCCAATGACGATGTAGCGCAATCCAAGATACCGAGCAGCCTTGGACGATTCCGTGGTTGCGTTGTATCGAAGAATTGGGTTAAGAGTAATTGTGTGTACCGAACCAGCAGTCAGCGCAGCAATTGGAATTGCTCCGGTTGATCCACCAACAATAAGACCAGTGGTCAATGCATCGTTGGTTGCGTAAATCGCATCCCACTGCACCGAGGTAGCACCAGTAACAGCAGCGACAATGTGAATCATGAAGGACAATTCTTCACCTTCACCGATATCGCGAGCAATACCCAAGTCAATCGCATCAGTTGACACGGCGGTTGCAGCCGCAGTGGTCGCGAGCGCGAGTCCGGTCATCGAACCAGTTGCAGGAACAGTTCCTGCAACAACTGAGAGTTGATCAATCATCATTTTGGTAATTCCTTTCTAGGAAGTAAATTTAGGAGACAACGGCTTCGGTGTTCAACAGGCAGTCAACGCGACGGATCGGAATACCTTGGAACGACAGGTAATTACGAGCAGTACCAAATTGCGACAGTGCTGGCTGAACGGCCAACGCAGCCTGTGAACGGTCAAGGGACTGAACTGCCAAACCGCTGTGAACGGTACGGTTCATGTAGAACGCTGCACGACCCGAATCAAGGTTCGGGATCTTGTACATAGCGCGCATCATCAACTTGGTCAGTTGAGTACCGGAAGATGCGGCCTGTGTGCCAGTGCCGGCAACAATGTCAGCAACCAACAGGTTTGGGATGCGGACAACGTAACGCCAGTCCTTCACAACAAGACCGCTCTTCCACTGGTAGCGGGTTGCGTAGGCTTGCATGCGGTTTACACCGTCATACACGGTCTGCTCGCCGAGGTCTTCGTGAACAAGTCCTGCCTTGGAACCCTTAGGGAACGGGCAGTACACGGTGTTGTCGCCCCACACAACGAGGTACACCGAGGTGTTGAGTGCGCCGGACGATGCACCACCGGGGATGATGTTCGTTCCGTTGCCAGCCGTGGTGGACGAGTAACGAGTGGCAAGACCAAGGAACTGCTTTGGATCTGTGGCAGGGTTGCCATAGAACATAGTCGTTGCTTGGGTTTGGTTCATTGCCTCAAGGAATGCGTTGTCTTCGGACAAACGGAACTGAGCCGTGTTGCCGTTGAGCATTGCAAGATCCTTGTCAACTTCCGAACGAGCCTCAAGCATGCCGCATGCTTCGTCAACTTGAGCGGTCGTTGACTTGCTGTTTGGGATGCCCTGGTTGAGGGAACGCCAATAGGCGGTTGGAAGACCAGTACGAACTACCACGCGGTCGCCGGTCGGCAGGTTGCCTTCCTTGAACACGCAGTCTTCGAGGATTTCGTTGGATTGCGAGAGGAGTTCAGCCACAAGTGCGACTCGACCTTCTGGATCAGTGCGCTTCGCCCAGTCGGCGAGTGTCAGATTGTTGTTACTGTTTGCAATTACTGCCATGAGAGTAGTTCCTTATAATTAGGACTGTTTGGGATAAAGAAAGGCCGCTTGGCTGGCAAAGTCGCGTGGTTGTGCCTGTGTAGGGGCAGCACCATTTGCCTGTCCAACATAGCGATCTTGTGCAATAGACTTGCCTGCTCTGAACATGAACCGGATGAACTCCGGGTGATTGCCCAAGCCAGACTCGTTAAGTAGTGACCGTAGTTCCGGTGTCCCGAACTGATCGAGTGCCTTCTTTGCTGTTGACAAATTCTCTGTCAACTTATCGCCACCAAATTCCTTGTCGGAGCGTGACGATTCAATCCACTGATTGCGTAGGCCTTCAATCTGTTGGGCTTGACGCTCCGCCATCTTTGGAGCCATCTTGTCAAGTACCTTCTGTGCAGCGTCTTGGGTCAGGTTCAATTCCTTTGCAACCTCTGAGAATGCGGTCAGCACCTCAGCGTCAAATTCCTTGCCTTCTGTAGCCTTGAATTCGTACTTTTCAGGTGCGCCTGCTGGCTCGTCACCCTTTGGTGCTTCAGTTTCGACAGCCTTGGTTGCATCCGCAACTTGCTGTTCCTGTCCTTCAGTCGCCTTGCCACCATAAAGCGCGTCAGCAATGCTGATTTCGCTCTTGGGTGCTGACTCAACAGCAGCACTGCTATTGGTTGTTGGTGCTGCTGCTGTCGTTGTTAATGTGTCTGTCATTGTTGTTCTGTTCCTTCACCATCGTTGGGTACAACTCGGGGCAAAGCGTGTGGATCATGTCGAGCGTCCGTAAGCCAAAGTTCCGGTTACCCTCTGCAAAGGACATTGTCATTGCATTGGTATTGAAACTAAGCCTAAACACACCTGCCTGATCCAGTAGCCGCCACAAGAATCGACGGCCACGCTTGCTACTCATAAGCCACTTAATATCCGATTCCTCGGCATCTCTAGTCAGTTTGTCGCGCAGATCGCGTTCCGCTTTCGTGCGCTCTTGACCTTTAATGTCGAGCGGGTCGTAGTTGCTCATTGGATAAAGTTAACTCTGTCAATGTTTAATACGGGTACTCATACCTGCGAAGGTGATGGTGACCCGTACCCTGAGAATTGATTCATCACATCCATGAGTGCATTGCTGTTGCCTCCAGTTGGTGACGATGCCAAGTTCTTGGCAACTTCGCTTTGCTGTTGCATCGCTGCAACCTGTTCCTTAGCAGCCATTGCCTGCGCTCGCGCCTGGCGGATTACGGCAACTTGCTTGTCAGCCACAATGAGTGACGGATCAACACCAAGCATGTCGCTGTATGAATCAGCCCACTGGTCAGCGTCGAACTTGTCGAGAACATCAGGCTTAAACGACGCGACTTGACCGAGGTTTCCAACGAATCTGTCAACGCTGTTGGTTCCGATGGCTCGTTGAGCCTGTGCAAGCATTGACACGAACTCAACGCTCAAGTCCATGCCTTGTAGTTCGGGCGGTGCTGGCGGGACAATGCCGGCGCGAACCATGTTGGTGAATGTCATGTCAATAAGCGGGTCAAGCAATTCGTTGTGCAAACGCTCAAGCACAGGCCCGAGCATCAGCAACTTCTCTTCATGCCGCTCTGCCACTTCGGTCGCCGTCATGCGGGTGTCGGTGGCATTGGCAAGCATCAGGAACAAGTCAGCGTAGAACGCACCACGAACGCGCTCGCGAACATCTTGGATGTCGCCGAGCAGATGCTGTAGGTTGAGGTTAACTTCAAATGCAGTCTTGATGCCGGAATTGACACCGTCCACAAAGGTGATGCCACCAGGCAGCATCTCAACATCGCGGTTCTTCATGTTCGCCGGGACTTGCAGTGGCGGTTTCGTCTGGTAGTCAATGACCTGCGCCTTGCGAAACTGCTCATGCTGCAACTGCTTGATGTCTCCCAATGCCTCCATGCCTGGAGAGTTGCCGTAAATGTCACCTCCGGTAGTTCCCCACCGGGGTACAAGGCATGGGAACTGCTCAAATCCGCTTTCCGATAGAAACTTATTGTGTTCTCCACCAATCTCAAAGTACCAACTGCCGTACGGCATATTTTTGTTGTCACGCTTCTTGATATCACGATCAGCGCGTGGCTCAATCGCATGAATGATGGTAATCCATTGGTCAAGGCTTCCCCTGTCGTATTGATTCTGAACGCTGATGGAGCAGTTCTTGTAGCCAAACTCCTTCACTAGTTCGGACACAGTTTTTTCAAACTCTCGGTACAGGGTGCAAACCTTGCCTTGATAATCAGTCGCAATGCAGTACTCGCCGCATGTCACGGGGTAGTGGTGGATGACATTAGTAAAGTCCGGCAGCACGATTGAGGCGGCCGTACCAAATGTCCCAAGTTCCTCATACATTCCGTGCAGGGCGCGGTAGGTGTTCGACCGTTGGAACACTAGTTGCATGCGCTTTGTCACATCATCAAGCCACAGTTTAACAGGCTGATAGGAGTTCAAATCAGGGTCAGCGGTTCCGAGTCGAAACCACGGCCGCGCTGGGCTGGTTGCCCCCGCCATCATGCCTGCACCGAGAGTTCGTAGTGCGCGAGTGCCTGTGTTGTCAAGAATCGAGTTGTGCCGGCGACCGCCCTTGTCGCGATCCTGCACAAAGTATCGACCACTGCGCGGGAGAATATACGAGGTCAATTCTTGGTAGTGCGACCACCAAGACGCTCGCTCAGACTTGAGTTGCCCCCATCGCGTGAACAGCCTGTCGCGTGTTGGAGCGTTTGCGTACGAGTTGTTGTCGCCAGTGTATTGACTCATGATTAGCCGCCTAGCAGCGAACTGCGTCCAAGTGCAAGGGAATTGGGATCAACGCCACCGGGGCCTGTGAGCATGGTTGACGATGGGCCGGTCTTGGCGGCTTGTGATGCTGCTGACATAATGCTGTTGATGTCAGGTGTGCGGCGGTTTGCTGCGTTGGTGACCATCTCGGATTGACGCTGCTGACCAATTGCCTTTGCGGTCGC